CCGAGGCTTACGGTCTTTCATCCTGGAACGTGTAACCGCAATCCACGCCTCAGAATTTAGCGTATATAACGAAAAACACGGCTACGCGGGAACCGCCGACGCTCTAATTGATATTGACGGCGACGGGCCATTCATAGCCGACTGGAAAACCGCAAAAGACGCACGTAGCGAATCCATCATCGATCAATTCTGTTGCCAACTTGGAGCGTACAGCCTCGGCCTAAAATCCCTAATCGGACTCCGCCCCAAAAAAGGAGCCGTAATTATTGCTAGACGTAGCGGTGCCCCACAAATAAAAATCCTCAGCGAACTCGAACTAAGAGCCGCTGAGGTATGGTTCCTGGAACGTAACGAACAGTACCAGCAATCTTTAAAAGTGGCTGTTAATTGACTTAGGTGAATACTTTGCATCAAGACGTGTTCCACGTTCATCTATTTCACCTACAGAGTCTTTATCTATAAAGTATTTAACTTTTGGATCGCACAAAGTTAATCGTTTAGAGAATTTACTAGGATCAGATCTTACAAACCAATCGTATTTTTCAATCATTTTATTACACCTGCTACATTGAAGAGCTGACCAAGAAAAGTGATAAACTGTTATTTGCTGTTGGCAACAAGGACAGAATAAATCCTTTCCATATTTACCAGCTCTAGCGTTCTTTTTAACTTTAGTTAAATAAGCAGAAAAGATGTGAACTACTTCTTGAGTGTCTTCATCAATAAAGAAACGGCAGTTGGTACGTCTAGTCATAACGCATCATGCCACTTAGTCCCAAAAGCAGACATCATGTCATAATCTGATGGCTCGTCATCTTCTGGCTCGTCTTTCTGGTTCCAAAAAGAGTTATTAAACAAGTCATTCTCAGCTTGCCTAAAAATCTCAGACTCCGAATAGCGTCTAGTACCCATTTTTCTCACTCCAATTAAGTTGTTCTTTAATGGAACGTCCATCGTCAGCCAAGTCAGTAAGAATATTTTTAAACTCTTCCCAACTTCTATCATCCCCAGACTTTACGCTGTCCCATGTAGCAGCAAAATCTGGGCAAAAAGTTTCAACCATGTAGATGACCTTAGGTAGAACTAAGGCATCCTCATAATGAACCCCACAATAGGGATGCAATGTTTCTGGATCGTTTGACATTTTAATGACCTATGTAGGGTGAATAATTACGTGGATCGTTACTGTCTCCTGCATCCTCAGAGTCAAGAATAGTAACTTCCACACCTAAACCACCATGAGCTTTAAGTATCAAAGCTATGGATTCTTTGGAGAAAGCACGTGTATGTTTTACACGTATTAAAAAATCAGTTTGTTTCATTGGAACGGAACATAATTAAGTGCTTAAATTTGCTCAATAAATTTGAGTAATGCTGCTGTGCCTTCATGTATCTTTCTGGCTCTTCTGTCGAG